CTTTCTCTCAATAAAACTTTTCATGTTTTATTGGACGCTTCCAATTGTTAATAGGGAGCATGTGAAAAGGTCAATCTCGGACACTATATTATGAATGTGAGAACATTCCTCTGATATAGCGAGTAAGCATCCAAAACATTCTAGGTTAGCCTTTCTTAGTGATAAGGGAGGTAAGACTAGAGTGGTTGCGATCGTAGACATACTTTCGCAAAGTTTGCTTAAACCGGTACATGGTCATCTGTCATCCATACTGAGAATAATACCTCAGGATGGGACATTTAACCAAGACTTACAGCGCGCGAGAGTTAAAAGATGGTCTGAGCTCAATGAGCACTTATCATCGATTGATTTGAGCGCTTGCACTGATAGGTTTCCGGGTCTCCTACAGGCCTTGTTACTTTGAAAATGCAATGCACTAACGCTTTGGCAGGCGTTTTGGTGGCTGCAAGTTATAGCAAGAAGAACCTTTGTCTTTAAAGACGACAAGGGGATTCCGAAAAGTGTCAGATACAAGGTAGGACAACCCATGGGGGCGTTATCCAGTTGGCCAGCAATGGCTCTCTGTCATCACGTCCTCGTCCAGTTGGCTTATAAAGCGACTTACCCTAATTCTTCAAATGTCTTTGAAGATTACGCCTTACTTGGCGATGACTTAGTCATTAGGGACAAACGAGTTGCTGAAACTTACAAGGAGTTTATTTCATACTTAGGTATGCCATACTCTCCGAGTAAATCCTTTGAGGCAGTTGGGCTGGCTGAGTTTGCTAAAAGCTTATTCCGCCATGGTGAAAGTTTGAAACCTTTCCCTTTAGCCCTATTGCAATTTAGGAAAAATACCATGTGCAATGATGCTCAGGCATTGATAAAAGAAATATCCGAAAGGAGACTTTCGATTGATTTTCCGAATTTTCTCAGATTATACCCTGAGAGGTTTAGAACTTTGATCTCAATTGCCGTGCTAGTACCTTCAAATGTGAAGACTTGTCTGGCACAACCGTATCAGCGGCTGTGGTCAGATCAGTATAACACTTTCGAATCTTTCGTGCTGTCTCAACGTATAAGGCATTTCTCTGATACTAAAAATATCGGTGATTATACCCATGCGTTTGTCGCAGCAGATCCTACTAAAGCTGTTGTTTGGGGAAACCCTTTCATTCAGATTGGACAAGATAACTCGGG